GCGCCGCACTGGTCTGGGCAACGACGCCCCCGGTGGCGCAACGTTCCAAGGCGCGTCCAAGGTGGTGCACCCGATCATGGCAGAGGCCTGCGTTGACTTTGCGGCCAACGCGTCTAAAGAGTTGTTGCCGGCCGACGGTTTGGTGCGCACGTACATCAAGGGCAAGGCAGACCAAAAGCGTTTGGACACAGCACAGCGTAAGGCCAACTTCCTGAACTGGCAATTGACCGAGCAGGTTGAAGAGTACCGCGACGAGATGGAGCAGTTGTTCACACAGCTTCCCCTTGGTGGCTCACAGTATTTGAAATGGCGCTTTGATAAAGACCTCAACCGCCCAGTGCCCGAGTGGGTGCCGATTGACAACATTCTGTTGCCGTTTGCGTCTACAAATTTTTACTCGGCCGCGCGCATTACAGAACAGCAAGACATCACAGAGGACATGTTCAAGCAACGTGTCGAGATGGGTGAGTACGTTGACATTGAGTTGTACACAACCGACGTCAACGTGGACGAGCAGACACAGGCCAAGAAAGCCAACGACAAGATCGAGGGCATCACAGAGCCGTCTAAGAACGTGGACGGTTTGCGACGTGTGTACGAGATCACAACGTTCTTGCGTTTGGACGACGACCCTCTAACAGAGGGTGCACGCGCGCCGTACATTATGACGATCGACGAGACAAGCGGCAAGGTTGTTGCTTTGTACCGTAATTGGGCGGCTGGCGACACACGCATGCGCAAGCTTGACTGGATGGTCGAGTACAAATTTATTCCTTGGCGCGGTGCCTACGCGATTGGCATGCCACACCTTATTGGTGGCCTGTCTGCCGCACTGACTGGCTCATTGCGCGCCCTGATGGACGCGGCGCACGTGAACAACAGCCAGACCATGCTGAAGCTAAAAGGCGGACGCATTGGTGGACAGACGGACCGCATTGAGCCAACACAGGTCATGGAGATCGAGGGTTCGCCCGGCGTGGACGACGTGCGCAAGCTGGCCATGCCACTGCCGTTCAACCCACCGTCCTCGGTGCTGTACAACCTGCTTGGTTGGTTGACTGACGCGGCTAAAGGTGTTGTGAAGACCAGCGAGGGCCGTATTGCTGACATGAACAGCAACACACCTGTTGGCACAACGCAGGCAATGATCGAGCAGGGCTCGAAGGTGTTCTCAAGCATTCACGCACGACTGCACCGCAGTCAGGCTAAGAGTCTGCAGATTCTGTCTCGCCTGAACTGCTGGTACTTGGAAGACATGGACAACCAGTCCGGCGCCGAGATTGCGGTTGAGGACTTTGAAGACAACTCAGACGTCAGCCCGATCTCTGACCCTAACATCTTCAGCGAAACACAGCGTTTGACACAGGCGCAGTTGGTAATGCAGTTGGCAGACAAAGCGCCGCAACTGTATGATATTCGTGAGGCGCACATGCGCGTGATGAAGTTGATGAAGGTGCCTGACATTGAGAAGGTCATGCCGAACCCACAGGGCTCGGTTGAAAGTAACCCCGCGCTTGAGAACGTGCAGATGACCATGGGCCACGCGGCCGCCGCGTTCCCAGACCAAAGCCACATTGACCACCTAAAAGTGCACTTGGCGTACATGATGGACCCCGCGTACGGCGGCAACCCGCTCATCAGCCCCGGTGTGACGCCCATGATGTTGGAACACATTAAGCAACACCTGACACTGCACTACCTACAGTCTATGCGCAACTACGTGTCGCACGCCGCCGGTGGCGAGGACGCATTCAAGTTGAACGAAGAGCGCAAGTTGGACCAAGCCGCCCAAGAGGCGTTGGCCATGGCCGCACAGTTGGTCAACCAAGACGCAGAGAAGACGTTTGAAGGCATCAACCCGATTATCCAGCAGTTGGTGCAACAGATGCAACAGGCTAAACAGTCCCAGATGCAAATGGCCGTAATGGCAGACCCAACATCTCAGGCATTGATGCAAACACAAATGGCCGAGACAAAGCGCAAGACAGAAGAGGCGCAGGCTCGATTCCAGTTGGAGCGCGAGAAGATGGAAGCCGAGATGGCGGACAAGGTGCGTGACATGCAGGCCAAGTTGGCAGAGATTCAGGCCAAGCTTGGACTACAGCAACAGTTAGCCGACCAAGACAACGCGGCCAAGGTGGCGATTGCGGACATTAACAACTCTTCCAAAGAGCGTGTGGCCATGATCAACTCAGACCAAGCGTTGAGCGCACAACAAATTAAACAACAGCATTCACAAGAGATGACTGCGTTGGAAGCAGAAAGCCAAGCGTACGCGGATTTGCGTAAGCATGGGTTAGACCAAGCGCAAGCAGAAGAGCAACGTGCACACGATGCGGCGATGCAGGCGCAACAACAGTTGGCCCAAGCGGTTCAACAAGCACAACAACCAACAGGAGCACAGTAATGGCAACAGATAACAGCAACATTGGCTTTCGTAAAAGCTACATGATGACAGGCAAGCCCGGCTACGCAGGTGGCCCCGGCTCGCCAGTAGAAAAAGGACCCTCTGGTTCAAAGATGGCCCCTAAGGCCCCCTTGTACCAAGTACCGCCCGTAAATAGTCGCGGTTTAAAGAAATAAGTTAGGGCGTAAGTACACACTTTTGTGTGTACTTAGTTATAAGGAGGGTTTTTGATGAAAGACCCGTTGTATGAATCGATCTTCAAGATCAAAGAAGCTGTTTTGTTATTGCAAGACGGCGTTTTGAATGGGGTCGATAGCTGGGACAAATACAACCAGCTAGTAGGAAGAGGCCAAGGTCTGAAAGAGGCTTTGGATATTATCAACAGTGTCCTGCAAGAGGACGAGGAATCTGACAATGACAGAGAGCAAGTACCAAGTAGATGGTCGGAGTGAAGCTGACTGTTTTCCGGCCGTTGATCCGGGAATCAAGCTTAAAGGCAACCGAATCGTAGTTCAATTGCGAAAAGCCAAAGACGTTTCAAAAGGCGGCATCATTTTAGTTAATGATACAAAGGCCACCGAAAAATGGAACGAGGTGATTGCAAAGGTGGTGGCAGTAGGCCCCTTGGCATACAGAGATCTCAACACACTGCAACCGTGGCCAGAAGGCGCGTGGGCAGAACCCGGAGATCTTGTTCGTGTGATCAAGTACGGCGGCGACCGCTGGGCAGTTCCACACGGCGACGGCGAGGTTGTGTTTATCATTTTGCAAGACCGCGAGGTTATTTGCTCAATTGATAATTTTGAAACCGCGAGGACAATGTTCCCCGCATTTGTTGAATAAAGGATTTCGTTATGAAATCAGTGCAAAAAGCAGAAATGCAAGCTGGCGAAGACATCGCCATTAAAGAACGTGATGATGGTAGCGCATTAGCGGCCATGGAAGATCATGTAGACCCGTTTGAGGGTTCGGATGATCAAGACTCATCTCAAGACAACGAAGATGAGAATGGTGACACACAAAACATGGCCGAAGGCGGCGATGTTGAGGGTGACACCGAAGAAGACAGAGAGGCCCTTCGAGCCGCGCGTCGTGAAGAGCGACGCCTAAAGAAGGACCTGACGAAGCAACGCGAGGTTAGCGCAAAGCATAAGATCAGTTCGCTGGAACGCCGCAACGAGACCCTTGAGCGCCGGTTGGCCCAAGTGGAAAACGCCGCAGTAGGATTCCAGTTTGCACAGATCGACCGCCTGTTGGAAGACGAGGCAACGCGCGTTGAGTACGCGAAGATGAAGGCAACGCAGGCCGCGCAGGCGGGCAACGTGGCCGAGCAAATGGAATACATGGAGCAGTTCCACAACGCCAAGACAAAATTGGCGCAAGTGCAACTGCTCAAACAGCGTCAGTTGGAAGAGGCCAAACAGCCCCGTAACAACGTGCCGAACCCTGCAACTGAGGTTGTTCAGGAAAACGCAACGCAATGGTTGAATTCAAACCGCTGGTATGACCCCAGTGGTAAAGACACAGACAGCCGCATTGCCAAGGTAATTGACAACGCGCTGGCTAGCGAAGGTTGGGACCCGGCCGACCCAGAGTATTGGGACGAGTTGGACAATCGATTGAAAGAACGTTTACCCCACCGGTACACGAGCAAAATGTCAGGCGGAGACCGTAACCGCCGTAGCGGAACCTCAAGTGGTCGCACAGACGTGAGTGGTAGTGCTGTAAAGAACACCTTCACACTGAGCAGAGACCGCGTGCAGGCGCTTAAAGACGCAGGGATGTGGGACGACCCATCCAAGCGTGCTAAAGCAATCCGAAGCTACGCAGATTTTGACCGTAAGAACCGAGTAACGAAATAAGGGGTAAGACATGGCTAACAATCGAATTACACGAGATTTAGACGAGCGCCTGCAAGGGCGCGTGGAAGAAATTAAGGCGAGGAACGAAGTGTCTTCGCCCGAAGAAGCAGTGAAGCGTGAAAGGCTGGAGGCTTTTCGGGACAAATGGTCCAACAACGCACTGCCGGACGTGCCGGGTGGGTTAGTGCCCGGTATGCACCTCTGCTGGTTGTCTACAACCAACCAGTATGATTCAATCGACAAACGCATCGCGTTGGGTTATGAGCCAGTGAAAGCCGCCGAATTAGGAAAAGGCTTTGAACACTTAGGCAAAATGAGCTCGGGCAAGTTTGAAGGTTGTATATCTTGTAATGAGATGATCTTATTCAAGATCCCGGAAGACATTTATCAGGAAGTGGCAAAAATGCTTCACCACGATGATCCTTTGGAACACCAGCGCAACATCACGTCGCAGGTTCGCTCCCAAGCTGAAGGTGGTAAAGGTGGACGCTCCATTCTGGAAGGTGGCCTCTTGGAGATGGAAAAAGATGCACACAGATCCGCACATAACTTGCGGTTTAGTTAACAACTTTAAGGAACCAATAAATGAGTGCAACTTACACTCCCTTTGGCCTGAAGCCCGTTTATCATCCTAGCGGCATTATCCGTTCGTTGAACTACACCGGCGCGTACGACGCGGCGGCAGTGTTCTACAGCGGCACCCCTGTCTCTTTTGATGAAGCAACGACTGCAGGCACATCTACTCTCGTAGTAGCAAGCAACACACCCACAGCAGGCATGCGTTTAGCAGGCGTGTTCGGTGGTGTTGAATACACCGACGCCTCTGGCCGTCGCACCGTCAGCAAATGGTTTGGTCCCGCTTTGGGCACCGCCACTGACGTTGTCATGTGGATTTTCATGGACCCTGAAATTGTGTATGAGATTCAAGCCAACGGCGCGATCACAAACACAAAAGTAGGTCAGGAATTCAACTTCACAGCAGTGACATCTGGTCAAATCATCGGCAACGGTGGTCTGGGCACCTCAACCGCTGGTTTGAATCCCGCCGACGTTGCAGTTGGCACACAAGCACAAGTTCAAGTCACTGGTCTCGGCCGTGAAATTAACAACGCTTGGGGTGACACAGCAACTGTTGTACAAGTCAAGCTTGCCAACGATGCGTTCGTTGCCGCTAACGTCGAATAACTAAAGAAAGGAAGTAGCACATGGCAACCCCAATGCGCAGTACGGACTTTAGAGCGGTAGTCGAACCTATCCTCAATGAAGTCTTTGATGGTGTATACCAACAACGCGATGACGAGTGGAAGGGTTTCGTTACCCAGATCACCGGCATTCCCCGCAACTATCACGAAGAAGTGATGCTGTTCGGTATGAACACAGCCCCTGAGATGCCTGACGGTACACCCGTTTCGTATGACCAAGGCGGTACTTTGTTCATTACCCGTTTCATCTATAAGATCTATGGTTTGGCATACGCCATGACCAAAGTCTTGATGGAAGACGGCGATCACATTCGTATCGGCTCGACCTTCTCGAAGCACTTGGCTCAGTCCATGATCGAGACAAAAGAGACATTGTGTGCAAACTTGCTGAACTTTGCTTTCACTGCCGGCTATGTCGGTGGCGACGGTAAAACATTGATCGCAAATGACCACCCAATCTCCCAAGGTCGTTCTTTCAGCAACCAGTTGTCTACAGCGGCCTCACTTTCACAGACATCTGTGGAACAGTTGCTGATTCAAATCCGCTCTGCGGTGGATAACAACGGTAAGCGTATTCGCCTGAAGGCGGACCAGCTCGTGGTGCCTCCTGCTTTGGAATTCCAAGCAGAAGTTATCTTGAAGTCTGTCCTCCGCTCCGGTGGCGCTGACAACGATCTGAACCCTATCAAGTCTACTGGCATGTTGCCAAACGGCGCCCACGTGGTGACTCGTTTGTCTTCAAGCAAGGCTTGGTTCATTCAGACCGACGCTGAAAACGGTTTGATGTTGGTTATGCGTCGTCCCTTGGAGCGTAGCTCTGAAGGTGACTTCGAGACCGACAGCATGCGTTACAAGGCCTCTGAGCGTTATGCTACAGGCTGGCACGATCCCCGTAATATGTACGGCACGATCGGTTTGTAATCGCAGACCTAGCCGGGTGTAAAGAAACCCGGCACCCTAAACGCCTCACCTGCAAAGGTGGGGCGTTTTTGTTTGTAAATATGGGTAATTCTGTGTAGGAGCCTTAATCAGCACTGACCCGTACGGCTCACGGGCGGACGCCATAGAGACAGTGCTGTAATCTTTCTATGGAAAGTAAATCAAATGTCAGTAACTTTTAACACCCCCATCCGCGTTTTCAAGCGCAACAACCCCACCAACGACGGCGTAATCGCCCCCGATAACACCGGCGCGGTCCAGTGTGCTCAACAAGACTACATTGCCCCTATCACGGCAACCCGCCTTGCTGGTGCAATTCCTGTTTTTGCTGTTGGCACAACCACAGCGGCCCCCGTTGTAATCCCCGCTGGCGCGATTGTTAACCACATTTTCTTCATGCAAACTTCAGCGCCTTCAGCGTTGACAGGCGGCGTGATCACTGTGGCGATTGCTGGCGTTGACGTCGGTACAATTACCCCAACAACCTCTGGTGGCCGTATTGGTATTGCTTTCACTAACTCTGCCGCAGTGGCCACTGTGTTGAACAACGTTGGTTCAACCGACGCAACTGTCACGTTCACCGCAACAGCCATTACAGCCATTACAGGCACCTTGGCCGGCACGTTTGACATCCAGTACACATCACGTAACCCTGACGGTTCTATCATTGCCTACGGCGCTGGTTACACCAACAACTAAGGACTGACATGCGTCAAGTAACAGTTGGAGCGGACGTTCTCGTCCCGATCGACCAGTACATAGCGCCGGTCAACGTTTCTTACGTTGCCACCGGCGGTGGTACCGTTCAGATCTCTTACACAGACCCATTTCCACTGGACGCGCAAGGGTACCCTGTACCCACGCCGCCAGTGATGACTTGGGTATCAGCGCCAGCCAGCCCTATCGTGAACCAGCCTTTCCGGGCTATTCAGGTAACTGGCGGCACTAACTCCACGCTTACTGTAATTCAAGCCGGAGTTCGTTAATGGGTAACGCCTTTTACGGCGGCCTTTATTGCGATACGCACGGACAGCCTGTGCTGTCCGTTGCGATATGCGACCGATGTAGCCGCAAACTACCATATTCCATACTTCGGGAAGACCCGAACTCGCCCGGACTTATGGTATGCCCTGATGATGTGGACCAGTTTGATCCATGGCGCTTGGCGGCAATTCAAACCGAAAATATCACACTCAGGCACCCGAGGCCTGATGTTTCCGTTGCCATTCCGGGTAAGGGCGGTCTTATTATCAACGCGCCCAACGTGGCAAATGTCAACCAAGGCCCCAACATGCTTGGTGACGGCACGGGTAATTCAATGACCCCCGCAACGTACGGCAACACATCTAGCACACCTACACCCGGCGACCTTGAGGTAACATAAAAATGGCTGACATAAGCATACTCCAATTACCACCGGCAACGTCTGTAGGCGCAAACGACGTCACGGTTATTGTTCAAGACGGCATCACTAAAAAAGCCGCCGTCACGGTATTTCAAAACGGCATCGTTGGACCACAGGGCCCCGCAGGCCCTCAGGGACCACAGGGCACCCCCGGCGCCACAGGAGCCACAGGAGCCACAGGAGCACAAGGCCCCGGCGGACCACAAGGCGCACAAGGCGTGCCCGGCATACAGGGCCCACAAGGCCCCGCTGGAGCAGACGGCCCACAAGGACCCACCGGCGCGGCGGCAACGGCCACGGCCGGCTCTACAACAACAGGGCTTCCGGGGTCTTCTGCCTCGGTTGTTAACGTTGGCTCAACATCGGCCGCTGTTTTTAATTTTACAATCCCCCGTGGCGATCAGGGTCCCTCTGGACCACAGGGCATAGCAGGCCCCGGCGTGGTTCCCGGCGGCACCGCAGGTCAGGTGCTGATTAAGCAAAGCAGTGTTGACTACGCAACAGCGTGGGGCGCGGTAACTGGCGGCTTGTCATATTTAGGTTTTTGGAACGCACTTACCAACACCCCCACACTGGCATCAAGCGCAGGAACTAACGGCAATTACTATGTTGTCAGTGTTGCAGGAACAACCAACCTGAATGGAATTACAGACTGGCAGGTTGGTGACTGGGCTATTTATAACGGCACAGCGTGGCAAAAAATTGACCAGAGTAACTCAGTCACGTCTGTTAATGGCTATACAGGCGCCGTCAATCTTTTATATTCCGACGTGGGTGCTCCTTCAGTTTCAGGCATAAACGCAACAGGCACTTGGGGTATTGGAATTACAGGCAACGCCGGCACTGTAACAAACGGCGTGTACACCACAGGCAGTTATGCAGACCCATCTTGGATCACGTCTTTAGCAACAACCAAGCTTAGTGGAACAGTAACCAACGCGCAACTAGCAAACAGCCAGATTACACTAGGCACAACCAGTATTGCTTTGGGTGCCACGTCCTTGGCCCCCGTAGGTTTGACGTCTATTACTTTGACGCAAGACCCCACAACCGCGTTTCAAGTTGCAACTAAACAGTACGTAGACACTTTGGTGTCATCCGGTATTACGTACCACGCACCAGTCAAGTACGAGGTTCCTAATTCTACAGGGAATTTGAACGCCACGTATAACCAACCCGGCGGCCCCGGAGTGGGCGTTAACGCCACACTGACTAATGCAGGGGCGCTTGTAGCTTTTGCACCAGACGGCCCTACCGCGTCTATTGGCGATCGTATTCTTGTTTATAACCAGACCAACGCTTTTGAGAACGGTGTTTACACAGTTACAACTGTAGGAAATGGTTCAACAGCTTGGGTGCTGACCAGAGCAACAGACGCAGACACCTACGCACTAAAGAGCCCTAATGGTTTAGGCAACGGTGACGCGTTCTTTATCACATCTGGTATCAGTGGTGCGGGTGAAACGTATGTCTGCAACACTGTTGGTGTGATCACGTTTGGTACAACAGCAATTACTTTTGCCCAGATATCGGCTTCACAGGTTTACTCCGCTGGCACGGGTTTGACACTGACAGGCACAACCTTCAGCATCTCTAACACCGCAGTAACCGCCGGCGCGTATGGTTCAGCGTCTTCTGTCGGCACGTTTACAGTCAACGCACAAGGCCAGCTAACCCTTGCAGGTAACACCGCTATTGCAATTGCCGCGTCTCAAGTAACATCTGGCACGCTTGCGGTTGCTCAAGGTGGCACAAATTCAACAGCCACACCTACCGCTGGCGGAGCTAGTTACGGCACAGGAACGGCATACGCTTTTACCGCGGCCGGCACAGCGGGTCAGGTATTGACTTCTAACGGGGCAAGTGCACCCACATGGTCTGGCATTTCAGGAGGCACGTTCTAATGGACTCGCAAGACCTATTCAACGCGGCTATAACACTCTCTGGTGCATTTGGGGGCTGGATCTTGAAAACAATTTGGGACGCCATCAAAGACCTCAAGACAGAGGTTAAAGAACTAAACCGCGAGGTCAACCAAGATTTTGTAAGACGCGAAGACTTTAAAGACTCGATCGGCGAGATTAAAGAAATGCTCAATAAGATTTTCGATAAGTTGGACAACAAGGCAGACAAGTGAAATGGGCAATTTATTTTTTGCTTGTTTTTTTCTTGTTGGTTTTGCCGGGTGCATCAAGCCAAGCCTCTAAAACAGAATACCGTTGTGTTCGTTGGGCGTGGTCAGGAGATGTGTTTAACCGCAAAACCGTTTGTCTTGAATGGAAAAAGAAATGATAGACCCCATAACGGCGCTAGCAGGACTACAGAGTGCAATCAATGTAGTCAAAAAGGCCAGCAAGGTTGCGAATGACCTAGCTGGCTTGGCCCCGTCTATTGCCAAGATGTTTGACGCCAAGAGCACCGCCACTAAGGCGATGCTTCAGGCAAAGCGCACTGGCGGTAAATCCAACCTTGGCGCGGCGCTACAGATTGAGATGGCCTTGGATGAGGCCAAGCGGTTTGAAGAACAGCTAAAGATGCTGTTTATGCAGGCGGGACGCATAGACGTATGGAATGCGACCAAGGCTCGGCAAGCTGAAATGGATCGAGATGACGCCAAAGCAATGGCTGAGTTAAAGGCAGAAGAGAAGAAGCGCAAGGAAGCCGAGCAAGAGCAGATGGAGTGGGCAGTTGCGATTGTTGTGCTTGTAATGCTCGTCGGCGCAATTGGTTGGGGTATTAACGAGATTGCCGAGTTCTGTGCCAATACAAGGTGTGGTCGGTGAATGAGTACCAAAAACAGTTTGACCTCTTCCTCAAAGTCTTTGTCAGGCTGTGTATCGCTTGGTGGGTGCTTGGCCTGCTCCAGTATCTGCCTGACGAGCTTGCGGGCAAAATCGTAGATAAACTTCTTGGAATGATTGGACTATAAATGCTGACACTACTCTCAACCCTTATCTCGTTCTTGATGGGCGGCTTGCCCAAAATTCTTGACTTTTTTCAAGACCGTGCAGATAAAAAGCATGAGTTAAATCTTGCCCAGATGCAGATACAGCGTGAGTTGGAATTGCGTAAAGCGGGCTTCGAGGCGCAAGAACGTATCGAGCATATCAAGTCAGAACAGCTTGAAACAGAGAGCGCGGCTAACACCAAGCAGGTTCTGATCGGCGCTCAACAAGCCGAGATGCAGGCCATCTACGCACATGATACGGCCTTGAACGAGGGCACATCCACATGGATGAAGAACCTTCGCGCTTCTGTTCGCCCTGTTATTACTTACGGTTTTTTCTTCTTGTTGGTGTTTGTTGACGTTGGCCTGTTTGCCTATGGCTGGAGCCGTGGCGTGCCGTTCACAGAGTTGGCCGAGATGCTGTGGGACCCTGAGACACAAGCACTGTTTGCCTCGATCATTGCTTTCCACTTTGGCGGCCGGGCGTTTGGTAAATGAAAATATCAGCCAAGTGCTTGCACATGATTCGCCATCACGAGGGCGTGAGGCAGAATCCATACAAATGCCCAGCCAAGCTGTGGACTGTGGGCGTGGGGCACGTTATGTTCCCAGAGCAGGGTAAGCTCAAGATAGACCAGCGGGACGCCTTTGTGCCACCGCCAGAGGCCATGCGTAAGCATTCAATGGAGGAAGTCGATGCAATACTTAGGGCAGACCTTGCTCGCTTTGAGAAAGGCGTGGCTACTTATTGTCCTGTGCCTCTTACTCAAGGACAGTTTGACGCACTGGTATCATTTGCCTTTAACGTGGGCCTAGGGACGCTCCAGAGGTCAACCTTGCGTCAAAAGGTGCTTCGTGGCGACATGGATGGGGCGGCGGAAGAGCTTTTGAAATATTGCATGGCCGGGGGTAAAGTTCTCAAGGGCCTGCAAAAGCGCAGAATTGACGAACGCGCTGTGTTCTTGTCATAGGGCGAAGGTGTTTGTTTTTATGGGTAATTATCTATAGGAGCGTAACAACATGGCACGAGCACACGACAAACCTATTCCCCGTAAAACCACGGGAAAAGACAAAACGTACAACCCCACCGACAAGGGTGCGGGCATGACGGCTAAAGGCCGTGCCGAGTATAACGCCAAGAATAATTCAAACTTGAAGCCCCCCGCGCCAAACCCCAAGACCAAGGCAGACGCGGGCCGTAAAGCAAGTTTTTGTGCAAGGATGGAAGGCGTTGTGGCCAAGTCTAAAGGACCTGCAGAACGCGCTAAAGCCTCTTTGAAGAGTTGGAATTGCTAATGAAACCCGGACTATACGCAAACATTCACGCAAAACAGGAACGTATCAAAAAGCAAAAAGCCCAAGGGCTTCCTGTTGAAACGATGAGAAAACCCGGCACCAAGGGTGCACCAACAGCGCAGGCGTTCAAAGACTCTGCTAAAACAAAAAGGAAATAACATGGCCTCTAACTACAAACCCCGCATCGACCACTCTAAAAAAGACTACGAGTCTGACATGGAGCAAGACAAGAAGGTTGTTAAAAAAGCGATTGCAATGCACGACAAGCAAGAGCACCCCGGCGAAAAGACAGATTTGTCCAAGCTCAAAAAGGGCGGTCGCGCCAAGATGAAGGGCACTGTGCGTACGTACAAGGCCGGCGGTTTGACCGGTGTTAAGAGCATTGACAAACAGCCTAACGCAAAAAGCCCCAAGAAGACTGTTGAGAAGTACAACATGGGTGGCGCGTGCTAAATGCCCATCAAGTCTAAGTCACAGGAACGCTTGATGCAGGGGGTGGCTCACTCCCCCGAGTTTGCCAAAAAGGTAGGCATCAAGCAGTCTGTGGGTAAAGAGTTTGTGAAAGCAGGCCCCGCTCAGAAGAAACTTCCAGAGCGCATTAAGAAAAAATAATGGCAAGTAATTACGACAACACCTCGAACACAACTGCGCAGACCGTTATCACGGTCGACCAGTTGATCTCGTTCGCGTACAGCGAGGCGGGCAAGCTGGCCGAGGAGTTGACGCCAGAGTACATCAACCGTGCCCGTCAGGCGCTTTGGTACATTCTGATTAACCTGTCTAACCGCGGCGTTAACCTGTGGTTGTTGGAATACATTGTGATGGGCAGTTCTGCCCAGACGCGCCAGTACGAGATGCCGCGTGGCACCGTGGACGTGCGCGAGGCCAACTACCGTTTAATGACACGCCCAAGCACCGTGTCAGACACCACAGGCGGCGCGTTCAACACAAACAACATTGACCTAGAGTACACGATTGCCGCGGGTGGTTCAGCAACGGCCACGTACAACGCAACACGCTTTTTGAGCGCGGGTTTCTATTCTGATACACGCAACGTGACACTGAACGTTGAATACAGCTACGACGGCATTACTTGGGTTGCGCTCACAACGGTGACAAACAGTGCCGCCAACCCGTGGGGGTACACGCAGATTGACGGGTCACCACAGGCTATCTTTTGGCGTTTGCGTAACACCTCGGCGGTTGCTGTTAAGGTACGCGCTATCTCTTTGGCCTCGGTTCAACAAGACGTGCCCATGGCGCGCTTGAACCGCAACGACTACTACAGCCTGCCAAACAAAGACTTTATGAGCAACCGTGCTCTGCAGTACTGGTTTGATCGTCAGGTAACACCTATTATCAATTTGTGGCCTGTGCCGCAAAATGCGTTTCAGACGTTCCAATTTATCATTGAGATGCAACCACAGGATGTGGGCAAGCTCACAAACGAGATTGCTATCCCAGACCGTTGGGTTCCTGCTATTCAGGCCCAGTTGTCACACAGGGTGGCCAAGCTGTTGCCCGGCATTGACCCTGCAAGAATCAACATGCTGAAACAAGACGCCGCAGAGGCCACGTTGTCGGCTGAAGATGAGGACCGTGATAAGTCCCCAATCTATTTCCGCCCCAACATTAGTTATTACACTCGATAAGGAACCATTCAAATGGCTCAATCTGGATTTACACCAATTCAACTTTATTTCAGCACCACAGCGGCGGCTGTACCTCTAGCGGCAAACCTTGCGCAAGGTGAATTGGCAATCAACATCACCGACGGCAAGCTGTATTACGAGAACAACAGCGGTACTGTCACGTTGCTAGCTTCAGCCGCTGGTGCTTCTGGCGATGTGGTTGGCCCTGCTTCTGCAACAGATAACGCACTGGCACGTTTTGACGGCACAACTGGCAAGTTGATTCAGAACGGTGTAGTCATTGTTGGTGATACTGGCGCGGTGACGGGCGTGACTGATTTAACGGCTTCAGGCAACGTAACCCTCTCTGGTGGTACTGCTAACGGAGTAGCGTATTTAAACGGCTCTAAGGTTGTTACAAGCGGTTCTGCGCTTACTTTTGATGGTACTAATTTAGGTGTGGGTGGTATTTACAGTGGATACGGAGCAAACTATCCAACCATTCAAGCAAAAGGAACACTTGGTGGTATTTTCCGTTCAAGTGATGGAACAGGTACAACTGTTTCACTTTTTTATTCTTCAAGCGGAAATTATTTAACTTTAGGAACTGAAACAAATCATCCCGTACAGTTTCTTGTAAACAACTCCGAAGCCATGCGCCTAACCAGCACAGGTCTGGGTATTGGTACAAGTTCTATCGGTGAAAAATTGGTTGTGTCAGGCAGTGCCTCAGTAGATGTTTACAAGTTACGCTCAAATACTTCTGCACCAGCATCAACAGACGCATTTATTTATCGCCCTGCTGATAACACTATTGGGTTTGGTACGGGGAGTGCAGAAAAAATGCGCCTCGACTCCTCAGGCAATCTAGGCTTGGGAGTTACTCCTAGTGCTTGGGTC